GGAAATAAATCTACTTGTGTATCTCCATTAGCATTAGTACCGTTAAAGTTATAATACTTTGGACTACCCTTCTGTGCTGTTGTCAATAAGAACTGCTGATCCATCCACACAGTAGAAGCGTTCTCAACAAAGAAGTTATCGGTATCATTCAACACATCGATAACTCTAAACCGCTGACCAGAACCAGTTAAGACATAGTTAAATACATCGGCTGTAGTGGTAGCCGACAGTGTTTCTGACAATGCATTCCAGTTATATGCGTCTTCAACTTGTCGCTTAGAATCATTGACATAACGAGCAATGAGCTTAACGTAGGCGTTATCAGCAACCGAGGAAGCCTCTGGCTCTCGTAAGCGGATTAATACGTCATTAACCAAGGAAATATAGTTCATTGAAGCCATGCGTTATCCTATCATAGTTTGACTATTTTGTCAAGTAAAATCTTAACAATCCCATTTCTTTAATGCCAAGGCTTTGCGAGTAGGTCTGCCTTTCTCGTCCTTCATCGGACCTTTAACGCCTCCCATACGGGCGCAGAAGCTCTTTCGTCTTCCAGCCGCTTTAGGGGACTTTGCAGCCGCTTTAGCCGAAACTGGGGGCTTTAGGTCAGCGCCTTCAGTTCGCTTGAAATAAGCCCTTCCTTTGGCGTTTAAACCGCCTTTGGGATTCTGATATACCTTTTTAACCATTATTTCTTCTTCTTAGCTGTTTTAGCAGACTCGATAAAGGCTTTAGCCGTTGGCGCACCTTTAGTTCCGGGCTTTCTCATTTTTTCGCCTGATCCTGCAGCGATACGCTTACGCTTTTGGGCAATGTTATAGTACAAGCCCTGTTTAGTAGCCACGCTTAGCACCCATCTTCTTAGCTGGTTTAGACATTACTTTAGCACCAGTCTTCTTAGCGTATGTCTTAGCTTCCTTCTTACCTTTAGCGGTGTAGGGGAACTTCTTGTCTTTGACCATTGGCATATTACTTTCCTTTCTTCTTGGGTTTAGCGACTCCAGCCTGTCTTAAAGCAATTGCTACTCTCTGCTTAGGAGGATAACCTTCTTTAGCCAGTTTAGAGATGTTCTTACTGATTGTCTTCTGGGACTTACCTTTAGCGAGTGGCATTACTTCTCCTTAGTTAAACTGTTGTACTGAACTACGTTGCTCTATTTCAAATGATGCTACAATGGTAGTGGTTGATCCTGTTTCTGAGATAGCCCTGAGCTGATCTCCTTCATCCATCATGAAGTAGAAACCATTATCTAGAATTAAGAAATTCTTTGATGTTAAGTTATACTGATACAGAATCTCTATTGATACGTTGGCACTAGCATCATACCAATATACAGTAATATGTTTAGCAGAAGTACTGTGATTACTTACTAGGATATTAACACACTTTGCTAAGTTACGAGTAGGAACAGTAAAGAGAGTAGTCAGCGTATTCGCTGTTAAGTTCTTTCCTACGGAATGTATAATACTCATTTAAGTACCAAGGTTAATAGTGTTACAATAATGAATCCAGCAGTACCAAGGAGAATCTGTTCTAGTCTCTTTAGTCTAGCATGGATCTGTTCGTATCGAACTTTACAGACTTCTTCGTGGCTTAGGAGTTTTAATTCAGCTTCTGTCATGGTCTAGCCTTTAGTTCAGCAATCTCTATTGCTTGTGCATCTACAATTGCTTTTAGTTCTTGGATTGATTTCATTAAAGCGTATTGTAAGTCAGTTTGATAAATAGATAATCTCATCTTAGAACCATCAGCATTTTCTGACCAATCTGTTTCATCTATTAACTCAGGTGCAATTGCTTGAACATCTTGTGCGACAACTCCAAGAGTTTTTTGTGTATCCGTTTGGTTGATGTAAAGAAATGTTTTAACAGGAATCTGACAAATCTTGTCTAAATAATTAGGTGCAAGTGTAATATCTTTCTTTTCACGCTCATCAGATAAGTTAACATCGTTTCCTGAATAGTTAGCAATACCGCCATTACTATAGACACGGAAACGCAAATTGCTAAACTCAATACCATCAAATAAGAAACTTGTTGTATTAAAAAAGTAAGTAGCTAAGTTTGCTCTAATTCCATAGGCATTTGAAGAATTAGTGTTGTTTGCATAAATGATAGGAAACTGCCCTGATTGCGTTACATTTAATCTTTCACTATCAACAGTACTTGAAGCACCTACCATCAAATTACCACTAGAGTTAATACGAGCACGTTCTGCCCAGCTACCATTATATGTAGAAAACACAAGTGCACTTTGATCTGAACTTCCAGGTGTTGAAAGCCCAACAGCACCTACAAATGTTGGTGTTGCATCTTTCCAAAACTGCAATGAAGTACCGTCGGCATCCACGCTTATTCTAGTTTGTGCTGTAGTACCTTGAACATGAAATCTTTGTTGAGGATTTGTTGATCCAATACCAACATAACCACTTGAATTAATACGCACTACTTCTGCACCACCTTCAGAAAACGCTATCGTATCCGCTGCTGGAAAGAAAATACCTGTATTAGCGTCAGTTCCTCGTATAGCTGGAGTAGATGCTGAACCATCTACATCGGATAGTCCATCTGTTCCGTTTAATATCAATGACATTATTTAACCTCAATCTGTTTTAACTGATCAAGCGTAGTAGCTGCATCAGCTAGTTTAGTAAGATCTCTTAGTCGTTGCTTCTCAGCCACAATAGCAGTAGTATCTTGTCCTTGTTCAGTAGCTCTCATATAGAGAACATCTTGAGCAACTAACAACGGTGCTCTTTCCTGACGCAGACGGTCTTTAGTAATGTCTTTAGCTTTATCAAAGTTAATTGTAATCATACATACTCCCAAGCATTTCTAAATGTTCTATCGGTAGGAATGTCAGAAACATCCACAATCTTGTATGGTTTTCCAGCGGGGATGTCTTTCATCGCTGCTTCTATAGACTCTGCTGGAATAATAATAGCGACACCACCGTCGTCTGTTGGATATATAATTCTTTGATTCATAATTAGTCCTAGCGAAATACTGCAACATTAATTTCTGCATAATCAAAAAAAGCACTACTGCTTCTCATTCCTATTCTTACTGCAGAAGTACTTGGAGCTTGTTGATACGGAGCAAATATATTATTAGGATCAGCGTAAGCACCTGCACCAGCACCCCAGTTTCCTTCTGTAAGAACTACATAGTTACGATCAGGCATTGCATTGGAGAAGTTAACTGTAAAGTCACCTGTTCCATTATCTGTAATAGAACTTACATTACCGCTTCCACGAATAGAAGGTGTGCCAGAAGAAGCATCAAAGTTTACCCATGCTCGGCATCCATAAGCAGTAGCGACAGAGCCGTAGCCTGAGTTAAATTGAAGATTACCGCTATCAACAGTTAATGCGTTTGTTCCATTGTTTTGGAGTGTAATTACTCCGCTAGTATCAGCAGACTGTACTAATCCTGTGGATGTACTTGCATTAATAATAACAGCCATTATGCTAACTCCTCTGCTGTTGGTCTAGCTATGGTAGGGTGTTCCCATTTAGCAATGTAATCGCCTTTGCCGTCTGAATCGTTTTGTAAAACAATAACAGTCATAAAGTCTTTATCAGTTAATGACGGATATAGTTGTTTGATTTTATCGTATAACATTACGCAGTCCTTAATAAAGTACCAGTAAATATTGTTGAGCCACCAGTTCCTGAAACATTTATTTGTGGAGAGCCGTTATTAGACCAAGCATAGATTTCTACATTATCAGTTGAACCATTAAAATAAACAATGGTACTTGCTTGCATTCCACCAAAAACTCCTACACTGCTTCCAAATCTATAACTAGTTGTATAGTGAAGTGAACCATTTTTATAAATAGCAGTAGCAGCAGCAGAAGCAGAAGAACCAGCATATTCGTGATTCAAGCAGGTTGAAATTAAATAATATCCAGCAACAGTAGGAGTAAAAGTACTTGATGCAAAGTTACTATTAGTATCCCAGTTTTCTGTTTGAAATAATATCTTTGTCCATGTAGATACAGAAAATGTTTGAACACTGCTGTTAGTTGCATTAAATGTAGGCATATTACCGCTAACCATTAGTGTACCACTAGTAGCAGGTAAGTCTAATACAGTACTACCAGCAACGGCTGGTTCTTGTAATGTAATGCTTCCGCTAGTTGAGCCTTGTAATATGAGACTCATAGTATCACCCACCTTACTCCAGAGTTAACTGTAACTGAGAAACCAGAACCAATAGTAATAGCTCCTACGGACATACCGTTATAATTCATTGTAATATTCTCACCGATTGTTGAGGCATTATATGCAATTGCTTTTACTGCAGCAGTACCAAAGTATTGTCCACCGCTTACAGCAGCCCATGAAGCAGTACTACCATCAGTAGTTAAATACTTCCCTGAGTTACCTGTTTGACTTGGTAAAGAACTTACAGTAGCAGTCGATACTGCAGTAATTAAACCCTTACCATTAACTGTGATAATTGGAATAGAAGTAGTAGAACCAAACGACCCAGTGTTGGAGTTTACTGTAGCAAGGGTTGCGTTAGTAATTGCAGTACCAGTATTACCTGATAAAGTTAAATCTCCACCAGTAACAGAGATAGAACCTGATACTGAAGCAGTAGATACTGCAGTGATTAATCCTTTGCCGTTAACTGTAATGACTGGAACAGCAGTAGATGAACCAAAAGAACCTGTATTGCTGTTTACTGTTGCTAGAGTTAATGCACTTGTACCAGCAGTGCTAGTAGCGTCACCAGAGAATGCAGGAAGTCTTGCTGCTCCTAGAGTACCGCTAGAGATATTAGAAGCATTGGTTGTGTCAGTCGTAGCAGAAGCTACTAAACCAAGATTAGTTCTAGCTGTAGAAAAAGATGTTAAATCAGAAAGGTTATTAGCCTTAGTTAAGAATGTAGTACCAGATGAATAAGCATCCACCCAAGCAGAACCTGTGTATACTTTCATTGCTCCAGATACAGAGTTGAAGTATAACGATCCAGCAACTAAGGCATTACCATCATTATCTAATGTAGGATCAGAAGTCTTAGATCCTAAGTAACGATCATCAAAGTTATCGTATGCTGTTAGGGTTTGATCTCTTGCTGTCTCAGCAGCAGTCTGAGCGTTAGCAGCGTTAGTCGCTGAAGTAGCTGCATTGCTTGCAGAAGTACTTGCATT